GAGCAGGTATCAAGGTCAAGTTTCTCGGGCCTACAAACTATCGAGGAATGCGACTCGTCGTGAGTCGCGAGCGGTGGGATAACAATCCGGCAGAGCGTCTCATTGTATCGTGGGACTATGGGTTGGGCACCTTGGATAACGTAGAGGCCGCTGCAAACGCTTTCCTCGACAAGTTCGTGAACCTCGATCGAATTAAGGGGGATCGAATTAAGGGGGCACGCGCGAGGATCGCTGTGTGTTTCGATGGCGACCACTACGTCTCGTGGGGATGGGTTGACGACGAGGGTGAGTGGGTTTAGCCACAGGGTTGACAAGGTGGCAGGCGTGTGCTACGCTTGTCCCATCGAACAAACGAAAGGGGTTTACGATGAACGCATATTTTCTGGCAACGGACCTCCCGGTATGGGAGTCGGCCAAAGCAATCGCATTCGATGTGCAGGATGGTGGGCGACGGGAACGAGTCTTCATCCCTAAGAAGATGATCCGAGAGGAGGGGGGTAAGACCTACGTCTCGGAGTGGATCATCCGAAAGAAGATGGAGCAACTGAATCGGGAGACTGCGGAAGCATTCCTACGGGATTTCTTCGACACGAATCAGGCCATCGAAGAAGGGCCGAAGGTGAGTGGCGAGAGTCTGCCGGGAGTCATCGCACTCTTCGATAAGGCTGCGGAGTCTATCAAGTATCCCAAGCTCCGCTTCATGGTGTACGGGATCGAAGTGAAAGCCCGAAGGGCTGGCAACCGATCCAAGAATCCGGGGTGCGTCTTCCTTGATAACGGCGTGAAGGATTTCTACTCGCCGGATCGGAAGTATTTCGGGAAGATCGACCGGGATGGGGAGTTCACTCCGGGCAAGGATTGTCCGGAAGGTGTGGTGGAAATGCTACGCGCTCTGAATGCTGACCCTGACGGAACCTTGCGTGACTACGGGAAAGCCTCTGGAGCCTGCTCTGCCTGCGGGAGAGAGCTTACCGAAAAGAAGTCTGTAGAGTTGGGCATCGGCCCTCTTTGCCGCAAGCGATGGACGAACCGATAAGGGGTTGACAATGGGGGGAGCATGTGCTATGCTCCCCCCATACTGAACGAAAGGGGTTCACGATGAAGACTATCGAAACATTCTATACCCAAAAGGAGGCGATGGATTACTGCCTCGATAGACCTAATGAGAACTTGTCTGTTCTTCAGGACATTTTCTCGGGCAAGTATGAAGTTGTAGACTGGGACAAGGATTAGACAAATGGAAGTAATAAGAGTAGGCAGTAATAATCCCGATAAGACTTCGATTGTTTTGAATTTCCGCTTGCGGAACGGGGTAGTGATGGAGATTGTGCAGAGTGGGACATGCAATGAGTTAGAGGTGAGATTGATTGACATTGATAGCTTGAGGTGCGTTACTGATAACTTCTTCTTTGAGTCTGGAAGGAAGAACAACGCACATGATTTCACCCCGGTAGATATATCTGAAATCGTGACACTCATTGCGGAAGTTTCAGAGTGGAAACCGTACTCGATTAAGGCTTTCTTTTCCGGTAACGAGGGGAACGAAAATGCGGAAGTATGAAATCCTTGAGGCCATGGCCGTTGTAGTTATCGTGGTTTATGCAGGAGTTTTTTGGGCATTGCTCGAAGTGCTTTTCCTGAATTGAGCGAGGCGAGTAAGTGTCCGATGTGAGACTTGCTCGCCTCGGGCATAGTTGACAATAGGTCAACGATGTGCTAGTATTGTGACTCATCAAACGAAAGGGGTTTGTTATGGGCGTTACGAAAGATGCCATCCAGCAGGCGTTGGATGTGATTCGGGCGGGTCGATCTGCTTTGATCGAAGGTCCGCCGGGGTGCAACAAGTCTGCATCCTGCGCTCCCGGAGGGGAGATTTTCGAGGCTCGTGCTCGCGATCACGGTATCTCTACTGACGATATGGGGTATGTGGATTTCCGTCCTGCGATGGAAGATCCCACTGAGATTAAGGGGATGCCGTATCTCGATACTGTCAACAAGGTTACTACTTGGTTGCGTCCTGATTGGTTTCCGATCGACAAGCCTTATGGAATCATTGTTATCGAAGAGATTGGTAACAGTCAGAAGGCTCACTTCCCTGCTCTCTATCAGTTGAGTGCTGAACGTAGGCTTCGGGATCTGAAACTGCCTGATGGTTGGGACATTATCGCTACCTCCAACCGGAGGGAGGATGGGTGCGGAGTTTCTCGGATGCCGGGTGCGCTCGCTAATCGTTTCAATCATGTGGAATGGTTGCCATCCGTAGAGGATTTCACTGCGTGGGGTAGAGCCAACGGAGTGGATCGACGAGTGCTGGCGGCAGTGAATTTCCACAAGGATCTTATCGAGAAGTACGACGGGTCAATCGAAGGTCCGCAGTCAACGGGTCGATCTATCACTGCATTCTCGGAAATTCTGAAATCGAGCGGATGCGAAGTGACTGGCACTCGCAAGGATGCTTATTGCGAGGCCGACATTGGCATGGTCGGAGACGATAAGAGAGTCTACCGATTTGCTAAGGGTGATCTGGGTAATGAGGATGCTGCCCGGATGGTGGCATTCCTTGGGATCTTCGCTCGGCTCCCTGATATCAACGGGATTATCAACGGAGTTAACGTGGACATTCCGGGCGACCGGGATGCGGACGTTGCTCTCGCTACCGTGACCAAGTTGGTCGAGCGAGGCGATTCTTCCAACGTGAAGAATATTCTGTCTTGGGTTGATCGCCTGCCTCTCGTGGTGCGGGCAGTCTTCGCTAACGATGCTGTCGAATCGCGGATCGGGAAGACTGATTCCTTTATGCGATGGCTCCGAAATAACTCTAACCTTATCTACTGATAAGGGGTTGCATTGTGGCATAGTTGTGCTATAATAGCATCTCACTGAACGAAAGGGGTTCATGATGAATAACGAAAACAAGTCTCGCGGATTGATGATCGTTGGCTACCGAACGTCCTCTCCGACGGGAGGCAAGAAGGATAACCGTGGATTGGATGCGGTTACTACGACATTCGCAGCTACCGAGGAGGTGGGTACGTTCACCCGACGGGTTGTTCCCGCGAAGTTTCTTCGACCATTCACGCAGGAGCGGAACAAGTGGGCAAAGTACCATCGACAGCACACTGTTCCCTTTGCTCAGGCAGCGAAGGGCGAGGGGATTGCTAAGCCTCCCGTCGCAGTGGAGTATGTCAAGGAGTTCAGGGCTGCGGAGCGAGCGATCAATCAGGGCATCGACACGATCATGTTCGGGTTCAGCGATATGCTTAGGCATGTTCGAGATTATTCCGGTGATCTGTTCGTCGAGAATGAGATTCCTTCCGAGGAAGATTTCCGAAACTCTTTCTCTTTTGAATTGATTCCGCCTCGTGAGGTACAGAATCCTGACGCATTGATCGACGTGTTCGACGAGGAGTTCGTTGACGAGATGCGGCAAGGTCTTGAGACTTCGATCCGAGATTCTGTCACGGCATCTCTGGTGCCAGTGTTCGAGTCTGTTTTGAAGATGAGCAAGTCTCTCCGAGCATACGACCCTGATGCTGGTAGAGACACTGCATTCAGGAAGAGTCTCGTGACGAACGTGAAGGAGAATGCTGACCTTCTCTCTAAGGTTAACTTCACTGACAACGAGATGATTTCCCTTATCCAAAGGGAGATTCTGGATAACCTTGTCCAGTTCGACGAGAGGCAGCTGAAGGACTCGGATCTTCTTCGCAATAGTGTTGCGGATAAGGCTGATAAGATTCTCGATAACTTCGAGATGTTCGGATTGGAACACTAAGAAAGGGGTTTCAAAATGGATTCGATTACATACGAAATGATTCTCGACAAGGTGAATAAAGCAAAGATTCATTCGATGCTTGATTTCCCCTTGGTCGAGGGTGATGTGTCGAAGACTCGTTGCGTCGTCACTACAGAAGTGAAGACGGCTGCGACCGACGGCAACACGTTGTGGGTTAACCCTCACTTCTTCAATGCTCTCGACAAGTACCAAGCGGAGTTTGTCATCCTACATGAGTGGGCTCATGGTTTTCTTAAGCACTTCTCTCGCTCGATGAATATGTCTGACAGTGAGTTGGTCGCGCGAGCAGCGGATGAGGAGGCGAATCATCTTCTTAGGAAGGCTGGTGTTCAGATTTTGCCTAATGCTTTTTGCACGAAGCAATTTGAAGACATGACGATGGAAGATATCTATCGGTATCTCGAATCGCAAAAGCAGAATGGGGATGATGGTAAGGATACTCAGCCGAACGAGGATGAGCAGAACGGCAGCGAATCGGGAGACTCTGGCGATAGCACCACTGGGGCTGAGGATGGCGCTGAGCCTGAGGCAATGTCCGAGGGTGATGCGATTGCACCTATCGAAAACTACGAGCTTCCTCCCGTGAGTGAGTGGGGCGAGGTGAAGGAGGTTGGCGACCCGTCCGCCGAGGATCGTGCCCAAGCAGAGTTTGAGGATACGATTCGGCAAGAGAATTGCATCGCGTCCGCTTCACTCAACGGCAAGCTACCGAAGGCTATCGAGTCTTACGTTCGCTCTATTAATGCAAGGTCTAAGGTTGATTGGAAGTCTGAGCTTGCAGACTTTGTAGAGCAGGCGATGAGCGGATTCGATGGATATATCAGCTGGTCAAAACCTAACAAGCGGTATGCCTCGATGGGTATTCACATGCCTTCGATCATCCCTGAGTCTGAGGAGATTGCGATACTGGTAGACTCTTCTGGCTCTATGGAAGAGAGCATGTTCAATCTCGCCATGAATGAGACGAAGGCGATCATTGATCTTGCTCAGCCTACTATGTCTCACATGGTGACGTTCTCTCACTACATCGTATCGACCGAATCCTACGAGGGAGGGGTTGAGTTTCCTGAAAAGATTGAGCGATTGTCTAACGGAGGGACAGACATCCAGATGGCTCTGGACTATGTGTCCAATAACTTTGATGTTAATGGGATCATTGTTCTTTCTGACATGGAGTTTTGTAGTGTTCCGTCTGACCCCGGAGTGCCGATCATTTGGGTAGAGATCCCTTCTGGTTTGCCTTCTTACTACATGTGGAAGCCTACCTTTGGCCGGGCAATTCGGGTGAGCGTTTGATTGACTATTGAAAAATAAATAAGGGGATGTATAATGGGTGGTGTTAAGAACAGAAAGGGAGTATCCATAAACAACGATTGGGTACTCAAGTCTGACCCTGATACCAAAGCAGTCAGGGTTATGTCAGTGACTGGCGGTAAGCGGAGGATGGTCTGGGCGGTAAGGCGCGGAGACTCCTACGAATATCTGACCGACAATCAAGTTAGAAAGGGGAACAATAGCAATGAAGGTTAAAGATCTTGACACTATGGAGGGCAGGTTTGAACAGATCGGAAAGAGTGTATGGGCTAAGGATGTATTTCTGAATGAAAGAAGTCTTGAGGATCTTGTAAGGGAGGACAGGCTTGCTCCCGTTTTGGTTAGGTGTGGCGGTGGCAGATTCACTTGCCCTGCACAAGACGCAAAGCACTTCATTCAGATCGTGACTGAACATGGTGGGGATTACGTTCGTGATGTTCAACGGACAAAGGTTAGGGTAATCGTTCCTCACAGTATTGATTGCAAGGGGGTTTAGTATGTGGGTTTTTACTATCTATGGATTCTTTAGTGTTGTGAATACGACCAGCTATCACAACAAATCTAACGGCGACGCATTTCCTGATAACCAAAGAATCGAAGTGCGCTCTCGTTACAAAGAACATCTTGAACTACTTAAGGAGAGATTCAGTGATGAGATCGGGAACGAGAAGATCATTGGCTACGATGATCCTGACGGTAAGTACCTGAACCGGGATTACGAATACCGAATCATCATCGACGCCGAGAAGTGGGTTCACTTGGGTGCGATGCTTTCGGCAGACGTGACGTATCCTAACTTCAAAAGCGAAGTGCATGAGAGTTGTGAAAACTTTCCTGAGCTTAGGGGTACGCCTTACTTAGAGCAGTTGTACGCAGTGTATAACGACGTGCAGAACAAAGAGCGATGGGGAATGAACCCCGGACGAACTATCAACTAGGAGGTTCCAATGAGCAAGTTTAATTATCTAGGCACGGACAAGATCGCTGAAGTCAGAATGAAGTTACCCCAAGATGCTTGGGAAAGAATCAAGCAGATCGCAGTCAAGGAGCATCGACCCGCAGCTGCACAGCTTAGGATTATTCTTAATGATTTCCTAACTTCTTACGATCAGAACAATAGCGACTAGGTGTAGTGAGGTTTCTAAATGTCTGAATCTATAGAGTCTATGAAAAACAAATTAGACAAGATGCACGAAGAGCTTGTATCTGAATCAGAAAAGTTGTCTAAGATATCAAAATCATGTGACAACATGTCTTACTCAGACATGATGAAAGCTAGGCATGATTTAACTTCTATCGAAATTAAAGTAAATTCGATACGAAAAGAGATGTATTCTTTGATTGATCTTATCTACGGAGATTGGGCTCCGCCATCGGGGAGAAAGTAATTGGGCATAAACGAAGCGATGCAAGCTATGGATCTTGATCTTGCTGTCAGTCTTGAAAATATGTTTCGAGCCGACGGACCGAGAGAGAAGTTGCTTTATCGGAAAGGATTCGACGCCGGGTTTAAGTTGGCTATGGAGTATAGGGAGAAAGGTGTTAGCGTAACTGAAGCTAACGAAAACGCATCGAACATTATGTTGATGCTTACAGGAACAAGGAGTGCTGCGAAGTGAGTGAATCAAAGCCTTGCCCCATGTGCTTAGGGACAGGAATTGCTAACGAGTTTGGAGATCAAGTCTCAAAGTTTAGGGCTGAACACAAGGTATCTAGATACAAGTTTGCAGAGTACGCTGGCTTGTCCATCGCTACCGTAAGGAACGTAGAGATGGGCTCCTTTGCGCCTCGCAGGGAAACGATCAATCGAATCGTAGCTGGTATGGATAAGATCAAAAGTCTAGAAAATGCTGAGAGCAACCTTCCTCAATCAGTAATTGATGCACACGGTCAGGTTGAACCGCCGAAGACAATCGCTTACTACAGCTCGGAGAACGACGAAGAGCCGTTCTGATCTGATTGCGTGGGCCGGGTTGGTGGAATTGGTATACACAGGAGACTTAAAATCTCTCGACCGAAAGGTCATGCGGGTTCGAGTCCCGCACCCGGCACCACTTTAGATGGAGAATGATATGTATACGGCTGATTGTCTTAAGGAAGGAACTGTAATCTCTGACCATGTAGAGGGGAAGAATCGGAGATACTTCGAGATTCAGCAGATAAGTAACGGTTATCTTGTTAGCTTCGGATTGACAAATGGGTACTGGTTCTTTTCTACTAAGGAAGAAGTCCGTGACTATCTCATGGAAGAGATTGATAGCATTTGGAGTGATACTAACTGATGGAAAAAGAACTTCACGAATACAATAAAAGAAATAAGCATCTTCTTCCTCACGCTTGCTCTTCATGTAAAGCATCTGTCTACTTCTGCGAAGACCCAGCGTGCAAATGTTTTCATCACGCATTCGACGCGTTCGCTGAGTACGAACACGAACGAACGGATTGCACGATCGAAGATGTGGTAGAGTTTTTTACTAAGTGAAACCACTGTGCGGGGACCGCCTGCTGCGCCAGTCCCGGACGCTCGTCACGGCGGAGCCGGTTAGGGCGATGTAGAGGTAAGGCCTGCCAACAAAGAGATACCGCCCCCGTGACGGGGGGCGGAGACTCTGTTTTACGCACCCGTAGCTCAGTTGGATAGAGCGGCTGCCTTCTAAGCAGCGGGTCGCAGGTTCGAGTCCTGCCGGGTGCGCCATTTAACAAGGAGAAAATCATGGACATCAAGGAAACTCTTAGACTCCACAAACTGTGGACCGAAGGTAATAAGGAGGGTGTCCGGGCGGATCTGACCGGCGCGGACCTGAGAGGCGCGTACCTGAACGACGCGAACCTGAGAGGCGCGAACCTGAGCGACGCGAACCTGTCCGGCGCGAACCTGTCCGGCGCGAACCTGAGAGGCGCGTACCTGAGCGGCGCGTACCTGGGCTGGGTGGGCCTGGACGACGCGTCCCTGACCGGCGCGAACCTGACCGGCGCGAACCTGAGCGACGCGATCCTGTCCGACTCGATCCTGACCTTCGCGAACCTGACCGGCGCGAACCTGTCCGGCGCAGACCTGACCGACGCGGACCTGAGCGGCGCGTACCTGAGCGGCGCGATCCTGTACCGCGCGAACCTGTCCGGCGCAGACCTGACCGGCGCAGACCTGTCCGGCGCGAACCTGTCCGGCGCGGATCTGATCGACGTGACCCTGAACGGCATCAAAGTGAACGAAAAGACTAAGTTTTAAATCGAAAAGGAAGAGAAAAAATCGCCAATAAGATAGGAGATTTAGAGATGAAGAAGTCTGACGTGAAGAAGTGGGTGAAAGCACTCCGCTCTGGTGCGTACCAGCAGGGTGAAGGAAGTCTCTGCGAGGAAGATGAGATCAGCGGTGACTGCGACTACTGCTGCCTGGGAGTGGCTTGCGACATCCTGACTGAAAGTAGTTGGATTAAGATTCCACACTCGAACTTATGGAGCATTGGCAAAAACGAAGAGTTCGTTATCCCTGCGACTGGCGATAAGTACGGCTGGGGATGGACAGAGACAACCTCCTTCCCTAGCTTGGAAACCCTCAAGGAGATGGGGCTAGATACAGCTTACGCGCAGGAGCTTGCCGAACTGAACGACGGGGGATGGACATTTGAAAGAATCGCCAACAAAATCGAAAAGGATTTGCTTTAATGCCTGACGCAAAAGAACGAGCAATGGAATACAACCTTTCCAC